TTGAATTAGTTTTCCCCCAGCCAGGCTTGTTGCATCCAGTGGATGATGATGAGATATATAAGAGGCAGGATAGAGCAACCCAAAGACGATTACTCAATGAAGGAGAATTTCTTGACCCCGAAACTTTGGCTACTTCGTTCATGAAGAAAGAATGCTACCAAGAGGTTAAAGACCCACGCAATGTGACGATCTTTAAACCAGGCACAAAGTATAGATATGCGGCTTTTATCTATCCATTGGCAGATTATATCCAGGCTACCTGTAAGTGGTATGCATTTGGAAAATCGTCAAGAGAGATAGCTTATGCAGTTGCAGACATATGCCAAAATGCCACAACAGTTAATTTGACTGATTGTTCAAGGATGGATGGCAGAGTTAGCACGAGAGTGAGGGAATTGGAAAAGAAAATCTTTAGGAGAGCCTTCCATCCAAAATACTTACCAGATATAATGAAATTGCACGATAAGCAATTTGGTCTACATGTTAGAACAGCATTTGGTATATGGTATGAGATGGGAGCTAGTAGAGGATCAGGATCTATGGAAACAGCTATTTTTAATTCACTATTAAATAAGTTCGGTGATTATTCAGCACGCCGACAACAGAAAATTTTAGGAGAATTTAAACCGCCTATGATGGCATATAAGGCACAAGGCCTATTTGGAGGAGATGATGGAATCTCTGCAGATGTGGAACCCACATTAGCGATAAAAGCTTATGGTGACGTTGACCAAGTCTTAGAAGTAGATTTAGTCTTACGTGGACAATTGGGTGTTTCATTTCTGGCAAGAGAATATGGACCGGAAGTGTGGTTTGGAGATCCAAACTCAATGTGTTCAATAGCAAGACAACTTTCGAAATTCCACGTTACCCAACCCATGCCACCTCACGTCACACCACTGATCAAACTAGTAGAAAAAGCCAGATCCTTTTATTTGACTGATAGAAACACTCCAATTATTGGAGAATTCGTCACGAAAGTAATTGATTTAATAGGAGGAGTGGAATATGCGGATTCCATGCTAGAACCCTATATGAATGAACTCAGCCCAATGAAACGATGGGGAGTTGATCAGGCATTGAAAAACCAATATCCTAATGAAGAAGCGGGTTGGATGTTTGATGTAGTGAATAAACAAATTCCAGATGCATGTGTCGTAGATTTCGACAACTTTCTGCACGATGTAAGCCTAATAGAAGATTGCTTAGAAGTACCATTGTTAGCAGAGCCCACGGAGATAAAGAGGGCTGCCCATCCAGTTGATGTTCGAGGAGAACGGATAGGAGCAAAGAAGAAGAAAAAGAATGAAAAGAAAGGTAACCCCCTGCCAAAGAAAAAGCAGCAGGGAAAAGGCAAGAAAAGGACCTAAATGAGCAAACTAAATATGCCGGGGTTAGTACTAACCCCGGTTGAATTTAAACGAAAGTTTTCATATTTAGTGGAAAAATTCAAGCAGTTAATATGTATTCAAGCAATCAAGCAAGAAGAAATAATCCAAAACAAATAGTGAGAGTAGTGCAACAAGGTAATAAACCATGGAGTTCACCGTCAGAAAACCGAGAACAGGCATCAACAAATATGGTGATGACGATAGCGAGGAAAAATGAAAGAAAAATACAAAAT